GGGTGAGCAACAATCAGGAGTCTCTTAGATGGCACACTGTGGAAAACTGCTCTTTATGTTTGGAGACCTCTTGTACTCACAGTTCTAAACTGTTATAAAAATTGCGAGTTTTGAAGTTGTAAGTCCCACACAATATTTCGAGGAGATGGATGCGCCTCGTGGGTCGCCCCCACTGAAAGAAATAACATCCGCTAGCAATTCTTCTTTTTACTCTTTATTATGCTTACGTTTTTTGGTACTGATTCTGAAACTAACACCGATCTCAGTGATATGTTTGCTGATTTTGTTGAATATGTTTACTCTTTTTATGGCGCCGATGACGCCCTGTATCCTATGGACGTAACTAAAGTGGATATTCTTAGTGCCACTCACGATTATATACAAGAGATTAATACTCGCAAAGATGATAATTTTACTTGGGGTGATGGCGATTCACTTGATAGAGAGCGAGTAAGAGATATACTTGTACTCAGATATGGTTACGATGAATCATTTTATGGAGGCAGTGTTGTATTATGACTTTAGTAAATGTATCACTAACGCTAGAAGAAATTAATAACATTATATATTCTTTAGAGGGATATGTGCAAGGTAATGATGATGACGAACTTGTGAGAGATCTTAATAGATTAATGTTTAAATTAGATCAAGTTGTTATCAAGAATAGGGAAAAGATATTGGAAGCACAAGCAAAACAACCTAACATGGAATGGTAAACAAAATGAATTTAACTATGAAAAACACGAAGGCAGAGTTATATTCTGCCTTAAAGAATACAAATGAAGTATATCAAGAAAGAAATATATTAGCATGGATTTGCTTTATTTTATTTGCTGTAAATTGCCTTTTTTAATTATGACTTTTTTAACAACAACTGTGCCAACTTATGATATACCACAATCACCTATATTATTATTAGGATTTGCTGGTATATTAGTTGCTTTAGTAACACTTTATGTTGCTAATCGTAAGTATTTTAACTCACCGTTCAATGAGGACAATTAAAATACTGTCACACAGGTGGTTCACACTGCCTGTTTTTCCATTATAATAAGTACATACACAAGCGGAGCAAAACCATGATTCATTCTATGCACTTTGGCAGAGCATTCTGGTTAGATGATAATGAAGAGTTTTGCTCTGCTCCTTGGCGTAAGGATGGCACAGTTGAAGAATTAAACTGGGATTATGTTGGTGAGTGGACTGACATGGAGGGTGTAGATTTGCATAAATTATTCTATATTCATAGGAATCTAGTATTAGATAAAGGAACAAATCAAGTAGAAGTGGGTCAAAATCTATCTGCCATGGTAGATGCTTACAATATAGACGAGATGCAAGATATACTTAAAATGAATCCAGAGCAAGTTACAAAAGCACAAATAACTTTGGGAATTAAAAGCAATATGTTATAAGGTAATAAATACCTAAATATTTGATACGAGATCTCAAACGAGATTGACAAATATTTAAAACTCTGTATAATGAATTGTAACCGCCCTTACGAGATTTTCGCCATGTCAGCATCACATCCTCAGTTTATCACAAAGAAGCGTTATTCAATTACGCTTGATTTTGATGTGTATGAGGATTTCAATCCTTACGAGATTCAATGGAAAAAATTATTCCAAATCGAAGGGCAAGAGAATCTAGATGTAATAATAAAAGATATTGATAACGACGTAGAAATTTGGTAGGTATAAATTGATACAATAATAAGATATAAGAAAATTTAAAAAAATGCAATGTACATTTGATACATTGTATCATATGATACTTTTAATAAAGTGTCTGATTCCATTATACCATGATGGCAACATAAATCAACAAATATGCTCATTTGAATATATTTGTTGAATTGTGGTGGTGTTCGTCTATAATGAATACATATTAAACCAATTCAAATTTTTTTCAAATGACCATTAATTTCACCGAAGCAGAATTAGAAACAATTCTTGCTGCTATGGAGGATTATGTTAATTATGATGATCCTGAAGCAAATGTTGAAGATCTAATTGGCGGGATAAGTGTAGCAGATAGAGTTGATTCTATCACTGAAAAATGTTCACAATTACTTGCATCTTACTAACCTTTATTATTACTTTTTTATTATGTCTTGTCTACAAAATGAAGCATTGCTCGAGCAATGTTGGGAAGAAGCATTTGAATCTTTCAGAGTTAGTAATAAACTAACCGAAGCAGAATTAAATGAATTGTTATCATTTAGTAAGGGAACTGCTCTTGCTGTCGAGCGATCTGCTCGTAAAAGATTTGATGATATGTGTCAATAATTAGGAGGCAATTATGAAACAAAAATCTTACTTAGTGACACAAATTGAATTTGATTTTAGCAATTCAATTGATGAAATTAGCAAGGATGAGCAAAAGTTTATAACTGATAATACCTTAGGCGTTTGGTATGCTTTTGATGATGAACATTTATTAGATAAAGTTAGCGATACTATCGGATTTTGCATAAAAGATATAAACTTTGAAGATAACAAACCCCATGCCCTCACTGCCTATTTTTGATTAAAAAAATTAATTGTTTCGATTTACTAACAAAAGGTAGATTTAGCGCTCTGATCGTTTATAATAGGTACATACAAAACAAATCGAATTTTTCATTATGACTTCTGCTACTCTCAGTCCTACTGCTCTTGACGCTCAAAGACGTATCAAAAATAAAATAGAGCAGGATGTGATGCTTTATTGTGAAGCAATCGAGGAGAATTATAAGCAATATTATATTAGAATGCTTGAGAGAAACTTAGCGGATGAAAAATATGATTATCCTAGTTATGCTCAAGAGCAGTTGGATGCTATCAACAATGGCACAGCAAAGTTAATGAAATTTATAGTAAATGAGGGCAGAAAATATTTTAAAATTATACAATGTGAATTTGATACTTTTCAAGATCGTAATGAATGGCGAGAAGGCAGCGTCCATTCTTTTGTTAATAAGAATACTGGCGAAGTTTACAAACCTGCTTCATGGAGCGCTCCTCATACTAAGCACGTTAGATATGATTTAAGATTAATCAAAGATAGAGAATTTTTACATAATGCTAAAAATGTTGGATGGGCGGGAGGATACCTATATTTAAAATAAAATATATTGATTCCATGACATAGGGTAGATTCTTGCTCCACGTCGGTTATAATGAGTACATGAGGCAGAGATCGGATGCCGATCCCATCAGCAACTCGGATCCACTTGTAAGACCTCTTCAAAAATTGTCCCTTTATTCCTTTTTCATTATGCGTAAAATTGAAAGTCAAATGAATGCTGCTGTACGTGGGCAGCGTAACTGGGCAGGATCAAATACTGCTGTTGAAACACTTGATAACGGTTTAT